GTCCAGAATTAACTAAAGGAAATAGACAAATTGCAAATCTTCTACCAGATTCTATTGAATTAAAATCAAGAAGACTTAGGATTGGTCTTTCATCAACATTTGATGCAACTAATACACAATTATTAGGCAATACATTCGATCAATCTGAAACTAATGCAAGTGGTAATTTAATTGGTGTAGGTGCTTCTGCTACCGGAACTTTGATATTATCTAATGTAGGAGTTGGTTATACACCTTCTTCAGGAAACTCTGAAACTAGAACTGTTGATATTATCAATATTTCTGGTAATGGATCTGGTGCTAAAGTATCACTAACTGTTCATAATGGAGTTGCTATCGGAGCAACAATTATTGGGAATGGTGGTTCTGGTTATCAAGTAGGTGATGTTGTAACTCCCACTTCTACAGCATATGGTGCTGTTGGTAGAGATATGAAATTAACTCTCGGCAATGTTGGTTTAACTAATACTATTATTTTAGATAACGTGGTAGGTGAATTTGTAACTGGTGTTGCAAATACTATGTTCTATACAGATTCCAGTAGTAGAAAGGAAGTAAATTTTGGTTCTGGTGGTGGAGTTAATATTTTATCTATTAATAATGATATAGTTGATTCTGATGGTTTACATATTAAAGTAAATCATACAAATCATGGAATGTATTTTGCTGATAATAGAGTTGATATATCTGGTGTCGAATCTGATATAGTTCCAACAAAACTAACACTTGCATATGAAGCAGGTTCGCAAAGTGCAATTTCTGTTGAATCTAGTGCAAATTTTGTTAACTTTGAAGGAGTTCCTGTTGCCAATAACAACACAGGTTATTTAAAGATTGGTGATGAAATTATTGAATATACTGCAGTATCTGGTAATAACATAGGAGGAACAATTACTAGAGGTGCAAATAGAGCATCTTATCCGGCTGGGACATTAGTATACAAATATGAGTTATCTGGGATTAACCTTGCAAGAATTAATAAAATTCATGATATGAATCAAGTTACAGTTGCAGACCCAATAAATCTAGATTCTTACTATATAAAACTTGATATGTCTGAAGTGTTTAATGAAAATAACTTAAACCGCAGTGTTGAAAGACAAAATGATACTTTCCCAAGACTTTATATTCAAGATACAAAATCTGCAGGTGGGTATCATATTGGAGCAACTCAAAATATTCCATATGAGATCATTACCCCAATGATTCATTCTCAGACTGTTCAGGGATCTACAATTAGTGCCCAATTAAGATCTACAACATCAACAGGAATTAGTGGTAATGAAATTCCATTCGTTAATAATGGATTTGAACCGGTTACCTTAAATAAACCCAATTTCCTTACATCACCTAGAGCAATATTCTCTAAAGTTAATGAAACTCAAAAACTTACTGCTGTCCCTGGTAATAAGTCAATGTCATTAAGAATGTTCTTAAATTCTGCGGATACCAGAGTAAGTCCTGTTGTTGATGCTCAAAGAATGAACGCCATTCTTTCTACAAATAGAGTTAACAATCTTGTTACAAATTACATAACAGATTCTAGAGTAAATACTATCGACTCTGATCCATCAGCATTTCAGTATATCTCAAGAGAACTTTCTTTGGAGAACTCTGCATCTTCAATTAAGATTGTTCTCAATGCATATATTAATACATTCTCCGACATCAGAGCATTCTTCTGTGTTAGTGATCAACCAACAGCAAATCCAGTATTTGCACCATTTCCTGGGTATCTTAACTTTAAACCAAATGGAGAAATAACTTCCCTAAAAAATAGTGACGGTCAATCTGACACATTAATTCAAAAAACTAATGTTCTTGATTTTAATAGTAACAATCTTGAATTTAAAGAGTATACCTTTACTATGGATAACTTGCAACCATTTAGATTCTATAGAATTAAACTTGTATTGAGTTCTACCAATCAAGTTTATGTTCCCAGAGTTAAAGATCTTAGAGTTATTGCGTTAGCATAATGGAATATCATGGAGTAGAGGGTCACTCAAATCTTTTGAGGGACCCTAATAATGATGCAATCGTAAATATTGATATTCTTGGTTATGAAAAATATATTGCTCAACGTGAAGCAAAAAACAAAAAGAATCAAAAGGTACAAAACATAGAACAAGAAGTTGCTAATATGAAAGAGGATATTGATGAAATTAAAAACTTACTAAAGGAGTTATTAAATGGACCCAAATGAAATAGAACTAAAAAATCTTTCTAAAAGTTTTGAGTATACAAAACTAGCTGCTGAAATTGATGAGTGTGATGATATTAATAATTTAAAAAATTTGGCAAAGTCTTTCTGTAAACTCTATTTTAAGCAGCAAGAAACAATGTCAATTGTAAGAGCAAATTATTAAGATAAATACAAACATAGGGAATTTGTGAGTAAATGGCAAAACCATCATCTAGACAAACTTTAATAGATTACTGTAAGAGGCAGTTAGGAGCGCCTGTATTAGAGATAAACGTTGCTAATGAGCAAATAGACGACCTAGTTGATGATGCCCTCCAATACTGGAACGAGAGGCACTATGATGGTGTTGAGAAAATGTATCTTAAACATGCATTTACTCAAGAAGATATTGATAGAGGAAAAGCAAGTGGAACAAGTGGAGTTGGTATAGTTACTACAAGTAACTCTTCAAATGTACCTGGATTAGGAGCAGTTACTTCTAATTGGTATGAAAATTCAAACTTTATATCTGTTCCAAATTCTGTAATTGGAGTTGAAAAGATATTTAAATTTGATAGTAGTACAATATCTAGTGGGATGTTTAGTATTAAATATCAATTATTTTTGAATGACTTATATCAATTCAGTTCGGTTGATTTACTTCAGTATTCTATGGTTAAGACTTATCTAGAGGATATTGATTTTTTATTAACTACAGATAAGCAGATTAGATTTAATCAAAGGATGGATAGATTATATTTGGATATTGATTGGGGATCTCAGGTGGTTGGTGAGTATATTGTATTAGAATGTTGGAGATTATTGGATCCAAACGATTTTTCAAAAGTATGGAATGATTTCTTTGTTAAAAAATATTTAACTATGCTAATTAAAAAGCAGTGGGGACAAAATCTTATAAAATTCCAAGGAGTTAAACTTCCTGGTGGTGTAGAACTTAATGGAAGACAAATTTATGATGATGCTGTAAAAGAAATTGATAATTTAATGGATAAAATGTCCAACACATATGAAATTCCACCTTTGGATATGATAGGTTAATATAATGGCATTAAATCCGTTTTTTATTCAGGGTACAAGTGGAGAACAAAATCTTGTTCAGGACTTAATAAATGAACAATTAAGAATGTATGGGGTTGAGGTATATTACCTTCCTCGTTCTTATCTGACAACAAATACAGTTATAGAAGAAGTTATTCAGTCATCGTTTGAAGACGCATATCCTATTGAAGCATATGTCCAAAATTATGAAGGATATGATGATAATAGTACACTTTTATCTAAATTTGGTATACAGTCAACTCAAGAGATGACCTTTATTATCTCAAAAGAAAGATTTGAAACTTATATTACTCCGTTAACAGAAGGTAAAGCAAACTTAAAATTAACATCTAGACCCAAAGAAGGTGACATAATCTATATGCCCCTTGGCGATAGAATGTTTGAAATTAAATTTGTTGAACATGAAAAACCATTCTATCAATTACAAAAAAATTATGTTTATGAATTAAGATGTGAACTCTTCCGTTATGAGGATGAGGTTATTGATACTGGTGTAGAAGAGATTGATGATACTTTGGTTGGTAGTGATACTGATGGTATCTCTGAATCTGGTTCTTCTACAGTTCTTGGTGGTTCATTAACCATGACATTAGTTGGGACAGCATCAACTGCTACTGCAATTACTGGATTAATCAATGGAGGTATTCGTTCTATTACTGTAGGAAACCAAGGTGCTTTGTATTCAGTTGCCCCCACAGTTGCTATATCTTCAGCACCTTCAAGTGGAATAACAGGTATTGCCACTGCTATACTTGATAGATCTTCCGTTAGTAATATTAATATTACTAATCCAGGTGCTGGTTATACTGTAGTACCTGAAATTTTGATATTAAGTAATAGTGGAATTGGTGCAACTGCCTCTGCAACTCTTGGTTCGGGTTCTATAGGAATTGTTACTGTTACTAGTGGTGGTGCAGGATATACAACCGCACCAACAATTACCTTTAGTGGAGTTTCTACATCAGCTGCTGTAGCAACAGCAATTGTTTCTACAGCAGGAACTATTACTGCAATTAATATTACTGATGCTGGCATTGGATATACCATGGCACCAACTATTACAATAAGTAATCCCACATCTAGTGATGTTGGAACTTTTGTATTTAATGAACTTGTTACTGGTTCTACAAGTGGAACAAAAGCAAGAGTTAGAACATGGAACA